CTGCTAACTGTGATAAATCCATTAATCTGTCTCTCTTTCTAACAATTTGTTGATCAACATAATATTGAACTGATTGCGTCTCATTGCCTTCTGTAGATCGTTTTCAGCACTGCGTATTTCGTTTTGTGCCTTTGCTACACTTGCCAATAGACTTTGTAGTATTTCGCGATCTGTCTTGTTCTCTATTACATCCATCTGTAGATCCTTCAATAGTATTTAGCAAGTCAAGAAAAAAGGGCTAACAAAAGCCCTAATTTCCATACCATTACAGTATTTGTTTATGTGACAGTGTAATCGCCTACAACGGTGATTGTGATTGGAGTCACCCAAACAGGTTCACCAGCTGAAGTAGTAGGTGCTAGACCAGTAATATAACCCTCGCCTGAAATAGTTTTGCCTGCTCCACCAGTATCAGTTTTACCTAAGAAAATTGAGAATTCAACTTTGGCTTTGAGTTTACTCATACCAAATAATCCCAACTCTGCTGCGGTATCGTCTGATGCTTGGCTTGCGTCTGCTACTGTTCCAAAGAAAGTTGTTTGGTCTACCACTAGGTTCATCGCTACACTGTTGGTCGCTGTGGTTGCAATTTGGAATTTACTTCCGCTGTCTAGCTGCTCCCATGTAAAAACATCGTTTGCTGCGTTGACAGTCATATCTTGCAAACCAGCGATAGTCAAGGCTGTGTTAGTGCCATCAGCATAGTTCTCTAATGAAAGAGTGACTTCTGATCCACTAACGCCTGGTGCTGGATAGATATATGCCATAGTGTTTTCCTTTATCTAAGTTTAGTATATTGAAGTTCCACTGTAGTGACTTGGAGATCCCCGTCAATAGCAGTAGAAACATCCACGCTTCTGTCATTAAAACCATTTTCAGGCTTCAAATCTTTTCCTTTGACCAAGTATTCAACTAGGTCATCGTAATTTGCTGGAGCATTGGCTGCGTCATTTGAAAAATAAACAGTGACAGTTTGAGTTTCTAAATGGATACTGTCTCCTTGGAGTGTAGCAAATAATTGCTGCACATCTTTGTCAACCGTATCCACATAGATTGTTTTAGGATTTTTGATATACAGAGGGCTGCCACCTTCTTCAAATGGCAACTCCCTGCTGAAGTTGAAACTGTGTAATGGTGCTGACACCAAGTAGTCTATAACTTCTGTTCTCATCTTACCCTCTTGAGCGTGATACGCCCTCTACTTTTTTCATCTGTTTGAACTGTTCCATCGCCGTCAAAGTCATACCAGTCTCCGCTGTTGATCAATTCCAAATACAGTTGTGTTGCTCTATTTTCATAGTAGCCCATCTTTTGACGCTCAGCATTTTCTGGGTCGCCAAAGTCAGCCACAGCTGGCAAGATATAATCAGCTAGAGCACGATACACACATAAGTCTGTAAAGTCGTTTTGTCTAGCTTTGATCTTGTCAGCATCTGGGGTTGGAATATCCAATGGGTTGACAGAGCCTGTGTGTTGACCATACATTCTCTGCCACCAATCAGTTGTTTTAATGTTTTCAAGCAAACGGTTGGTTGTTCGCTCTAGAGCATCTTCAACAAAATCTAAAGTGAGACTTTCGTTGGCGTCAAATAGGCGTTGGTCTCTTGAAGTCACATCAGTGAACTCCGCGAAACTAACAGTTGTGCTTGATTCAACTACGAAAGCCATTACCAGCTCCTTAAGTTGTTGCGTTTTTAATCATAACGCCACGTGAAGCGTCAATCAAACCACACTTAGCATGAAGGCTGGCTACAACATCCTGCCCCACGGCTGCTGCTCTACGAGCAATCTCTAGGTCAACATTTTTTTGCATTGCGATACGCATTGCGTCTGCTGAGAAGATAGCTGCCATTGGGTTTGTGACACCAGTTGCTGCGTCTGTCATTCTTGATGTGACGAATAGTTGCACACCAAAGATGTTTCCAAAGAAACCTGAACGAAGTGCTTGACCTTGGAACAAGTCTCCACCTGCGAATGCTGTGCTTCCAATGTCTGACATTAGAGCTGCGTATTCTGTGTGAGCAATCACACCATAAAGTTGACCTGTTTCGCCTGCGCCACGGATTGTTTGAACCGCTGCTGCGATGTCTGATACATCCATAACACCTTTACCAGCTGCGTCAGCTGCTTCTTGTGCTGTCAATGCGCCCAATACAGCCATGACTGAATCGTCAAACTTGCTTGACACTGCCATACCTAAAGCACGACCTACTTCGTTTGGATCAATCGCACCCAAATCACGAACCACTGATCTAGCAGCAAACAAGTCTGCTGTGATTGTGTTTTTTGTGAATGTTGGTAATTCTGTTTCAACGTCTGCTGTAGATTCTGATCCTGTGATCTGATCAACAGTGACATCCTTAGCAATTTCTGGAACCTGTAGGACACCGTTTGGTGCGTTTACAACAGGAATCAGCTCACCACCTAAGAATAGTGAGTTTTCATGTGCGGCATAAACCGTTGCGGCTTTAGCTGGCACAAAAAGTGCATCTGCGTTGATAGCACTGATATAAGCTTCATTTGCCATAATCGTTTTCCTTTGTTATATTAAAGTAGACCCTTCATACGAGCCTCTTGATAAAGTTTTCTATCAGATGCCTTGGTAAGATCAAGTTTAGCAATGTCAAATCCGTCTAAATTACTGCTGCCATTCATTGCGCTTTTGGTATTACTTGTGCTAGGCGCGGCAGCAACAAAATGAGGATTGCTGGCTAGAAATTCTTGCACTAGCTGGTTTACTGTGACTGGATTGCCCTTGCTGTCATAGCGTTGGGTTCCTGAATCGTCAATCACTTCTGCTTGTCCTGATTCGCCAAGTCTAACTTGATTGCGTATCAATTGAACAACCTGTTGTGGGTTCACTGCCTTGAACTGCGCCGCAGCATTCAGCAATGGTTGATTCACAGTAAATTCTTCTATTACACGATTTTTTTCTTGAATCTCTGCATCCTTTTTCGCAGCCATATCCTGTAGAATCTTTTCAAACTCTCCACGCTTGATAGCTTCTTCCTGCTTTTGTTTCTCTGCGGTGGCCTTGAGTGATTTTAGTTCACCAAGGTCGCCTAGATCAGCAAGTTGCTTTTCAAATTTAGCAGTCAATGACTTTTTAAGTCCTGCCATGTGAGAATTGAATTCGTCTTCAGTGTATGTCTTTGATTCCTGAGTAGTTGTTTGGTCAGCAGTCTCAGTCACTGCTTCAGCCAATGTTTCATCCGCCATTGTTGCGTTCCTCCTTCAGAGTAAATTTATAAAGTATTTAGCAATATCTCAAGATACTGGTGTTATTTTACTTTTTTTTGCCTTTTTTCTTATAAGCCATGGTAGTTTCCTCCTTATCCTGCTTCTACCCAATAGTGTCTACAGTTGTAGCCACCTGCGTCTACAAAAGGATCACCACCTGACTTGCCTTGCCAATCGTCTTGCCAAAGCTCTTCAATTTCTTCTTTGCTCATCTCTGCCCCCGCAAGATTAGCACACCAAGGTCTTGAATTTGCGTCAGTGGTTCCTTCATATACATATCGCTCAACGCCCTCACGCTCTGCTCTTGAATAGGTAAAACTGTTGTTGTAGTGCATGGTCACAGATTCAACAGTGTTTCGCATGGTGTCAATCAGTGCGCCTCTGGTTTCTACACCTGGCAAGCCTGCTCTTATCTGTTGTGTTAATCCTCTTATTTCAACTGTATCAGGGTTGGGATTTGCTCTCAATCTTTTCAATTGTGTTTGCAGTTTGCTTACGTCTCTGTTGGAGGTTCTCATTAGAACACCAGAAACTGCGCCTCTTACACGCTGCTCTGTTAGTGTGGGATTCTCACCTATCACTGCGGCTGTTGCTACTATGCCAGCTACCACTTCACTATGGTTGAGTATGCTGCTTCTAACTGTGCCTTGTGCGTCTTGTAGCAATACTGATTCTACTTGATCATCTTCAGTGACCAAGCCCGTGCCAATGCCTGCTTCAGTTTGTCTTTCTACCACATTGGAACTTAGGTCTGACAGTGAGCTGGCTTCTAGTGCTGTGGCTTGAGCATACTGTTCATATAGCTGAACAATCTGTGGTCTTGGATTTACACCTGGTGGTGTTGCTCTTAGAATTTCTAGCACTGCTTCTTCAAGGGCTGACAGATTGTCTTCTGTGGCGCTTTGAAGACGTGCTATGGTTGAATCTATCAGCTTGGTGTGATCTACACTCATTAACTGTGAATCCAACCTTGTTCAGCAAGACTCAGGTGTTCAGCGTATGTGTTAGCCATCAAGGTCTCTCCTGTATCAGGGTCCATCATAGGATGAGGCTCAAATGCTTCTAGTTGGCCCACTATCTCCATTGCGGTGTTGTCGTCCTTGACAACCAATTCCACAATCTGCCTACTAACTTCTTTTTGAAAGCCTTCTGTTTGAACTCCAGCTGTTCTTGCTTTGATAAGAAAATCTAAATCTGCGTCTCTGTCGCGAATGTTGAATGAGTCTGCGTATTCAATAGTGCAGTCATATGGTAATCCTGCGTATTCTGATACCAGTCTCCAAATATTTTCTTCTGCCAATTCTAGTGCGTCTGCTTTTTCTGCCAACTTTGCTCCAAGCATTTGGAATTCAGTCTGCAT